GCGGCTTCTCCTGTTTCGGTAGTAGCGATTCCATTCCTGATTTCGCTCTGCACTCGAAGCGCGAGTCCGCGCAAGTCAGTGGCCTGCTGCTCTGCACGCCTGACCCAGGCTTCCGCCCCTTTCATCTGCGACCAAGTTCGCAAAGCTAACTTAAGCGTCTCGCATGCGCTAACCAGTGTGTCGAAGTCCGCTCGCGCCACCGCCAGACCGGTGTAGGACATGATGCGTTTCTCAAGCTCAGTGATGGTGCGCTTGAGGTTGGCGACAGTGTGATGCTCGGGCTGTTCGGCCTCGAGGTTGACTAGCGATTCGTCCAGCTGGGCATGCATAACCTGCCAAGACTCGTCGATTGGGCTCAGGAATCCGGCTTGCTGCAGGGCGGCTTCAATCACCTGTGCCATATGCTCTGAGGCGGCATAGGTACCGGCTTGCTCAACAAGTCTCGCTTCCATTACAGCGACGATGCGGCTGACGGCGGACGGGTTCGTATACCCCTCGACAGGCTGCGCGTGCGGGCGATTTTCAGCGATCAGCGTTCCTTTAGCAGGCGCTGCCTCGCGCAGCTTTTCGTGGGGTATCAGTGCCTCGGCAGAGTTGCTGGAGGGGTGAATAATGCCTGCTGCTTGGCAGCAGAAGCTCTTTGTTTTTTGTGCGTCGACATGACAGGCTTCACGGAGCGAAGCGGGAGTGGCCTCAATGTCGTCCTGTGCTGTCGCGTGCCCGCTTCCCTCCGGGGTCAAGTCTTGTGGTGGTATCCCCAAGGTGGTACGGCGTTTGGCATCGCTCGATTGGATATCGAAATGCAAGCCGCGTTGGTGGGGGTGTCGGCCTGTTTTTCTGCCTACAAAATAGGTGTAGGCACACAGCCCGACTGTGAAGATGCTGATGACAATGAGGACGATGACCTGTTGTGTGGTCATGGGTATTACTCCTTGTGGTATGCGGGCCGGTGGTGGCGGCCCTTGCTGGGGCTGTTACTACTTTTCTTGCTCGAGCTGCCGAGATTGCTTTTCATCCGCTAGGTAAGCCCTGCTATCGATGAGTGCAGCGACATGCCGGATGTGGGCGAACTTCGGCGCTTTTTGACTACTGTCCAATGTGGTGACTGGCAGGCTGATTCGGCCGACCTTCAACTGCTCAGCGAAGGTGTCCTCGTTGAGGTTTCGGAAGTACTGCACGCGCACTTTGTCGAGCGGGATAAGCACGTCGCCGAAGGTTCGGTACAGCAATTCCACGGTGCTTGCATCGGGCGCATGCGGGAGTCGCAGCGCCAGTTGGTCAAGGTTGCTCATTAGGTTGATGGCTCTGCCTGAGCTTGTTGCGTGACGGGTGGTTCCAGCTGATTTCGCAGTGCTTGCGCACCAGATCCCGCCAGGCCTCAGGAACGTTCTGGAGCGCTGCATTACGCTCCGCCCGGCTCCTGACTTGCAGAATCTGAGCTGCGTATTGCCTAGGCTGCATACCGAGGATCTTCTGGGGGAGTCGGAAGCTGGAGCTGCAGGCGTTCAGCAAGCCAGATGATCCCGGCCTGCTTTACACGCGTTGATTCGCTGTACTGCATGCCTGCCTTTGGGTGGTACCAGCTGCCTTCCTTGACTCGCAGATATTCGCGGTCGCGGGTCCGATAACGCGGGAGGTTTGTATCGTCCAGTAGGCCTTGCTCGCGCATCTTGCGGATCAGGGTGTTCCGAGAGATGCCAAACACTTTTGCAGTCTGCGCCAACGTCCTCTCCATGCATCCTCCTAGGCCGCTCGAGTGAGCAGCAGATCTGCATGTGAGAGTTCAGCGGTATCGAGCTGGCCGTTGGCAATAGCTTCGAGATGACGCGCGAGGGTCGCTGCGGTGCTGGTCGTGTTGGCACGCAGCGTCAGGCGATTCACGGTAAAGCCTATGCGGATCTCTATACAGACTTGCTCGTCGAAAAGCTCGGTCTGAAGCAACGCGGTGACGGTTTCACCAGTGATCCGGTTGCGCAGGGTGTGGGTGAACGTGCCGTTCAGGTTCGACTGGGCCTTCAGGCGGATCAAAGCGGCTGGGCTGGCTGCAAAGCTCATGCTGCGAACCCTCCGTTACCAGGCGTGGTAGGGGAGGGCGCCACCGAGAAACGCGCGCGATTCGAGCGCGCGAAAACGCAGCCATGATCCTTGGCCAGTCGACGGATTTTGAAGATTAGTTCAGGTGATGCAGCGGCCGGATGGACGTGCAGAGAAGCAGTGGTGTGCATAGTGAAGCCTCACTCTGTGGTGGAAGAGTGAGGCAAATATCAACCGCTGGTTGTTTTGTGTCAACCGTATTTTGATATTGGTTGTGGAATCTGGTTGAGATTACTCAGGTATGAACGACCCTACGATCTTGCCGCAGATGTGCGTTTCCTCAGTGATGTCAATGATCGGATACTGAGGATTGATGGGCTTGAGGAATTGGCGTCCAGCATCGGCAACCAGGACCTTGAATGTGACCTCGTTGGTGCGTGGCACGCGTGCCACTACCCGATCACCAGTGTTCGCTTCGACTTCTGGATCTACAAAGATGATGCAGCCAGCGGGATAGCTGCGGCCTGGGCCTGGATTAGTCATGGAGTCGCCAAGAACCTTCAGTGCATAGCCAGCTTCGCTGATTGGTACGGGACATGACAGCCAATGGTCTGCTTGGTATGCCTCAAAGTTGGAAAATGCCTCGCACCATGCCCCGGCTTGGACCCACGATATGAGTGGCACCTTTCCATACCGCTCAGAGATCTGTTGGACGTTCGAGTCATCAACTGTTGATTCAGAGTTGGACGAAGCTTCACCAGTCGCGGCCCTAGCTTTGGGAAGCACTCCATACTCCAGCCACTCGCGCCGGATTCCAAGCCAATTGCACAGCGCTGCCATGCTGTCAGCTTCCGCGATAGCCTCGGCATTCAGCCATTTGCTGATCGCCTGAGTGGTTTTGTTGACGCCTGCCGCTCTGAGGTGCTTTTGAACATCGACACCACGGCCTCGACCTCTGACACCGGCCCCATCAAGCGCTTCGTGTAGACGTGCACTAAATGCGGCACGCAGCTTAATTCTATCAACCATGAGTTGATGGTTGCACGAAGCTTGCGCAATAGTCAGTTGATCTATAATATCAACTCCGGGTTGATAAAAGGAGGTTGATTATGATGCGGCCCGAAGACTTTCCAAGCGCAATCGCGTTCGCTTTTGAAGCGGTAGGCGGTATCGGCGCTGCTGCAAAGGTTTGCGGCAGAAGCTACCAGGCGCTGAACAAGTGGCGGCTAGCTCAATCGCTGCCGCGAACCGACTACACCGGCGAGACAGCTTATGCCGAGAGGCTTGCAAGCGCTGCCGTAACCAAGGGCAATCCATTTGAGGCATCTTGGCTAAGAGAATCAGCTTCCCCAATCAAGCAACGTACCGCCTAGAAAAAAGGCGACCCGAAGGTCGCCCAGTTTCCCCCGGCATTACCACCACAGTGCAACCGGGACGCGTCCAGAGGAGATGGGCACACCACTGCAACCATCTACCCCGACCGCGTGATCCCTGACACGGATGTCAGAGGCCGCTTTCTCCACCACAGAGTGAGCGGCGACAGCGGAGCGGCTTTTGGCTGCTCCTGAGTGACTCTCTCAAGCCACGCGGCGAGTTTATCACTGGCACCTTGAGCAGGCACTGGCAGGATTTGTGACCTAATGCCACCAGCCAGTGCGGATGTTGTTGATCGTCATAAAGAGTCGGCACCACCACACGCCGTTGAGCGGCCGCAGGATCGGAAAGACGGCTGAGGCTTTACTAACGGCCTGCTTTGCTCGCACCGCCCAGGCACGGAGCCTGGGTCAATCTCCCTCACCACGGGAGACGACCGTTATACCGGGGACAATCGCAGGAGCGATTTCCTTGGTTAGAAGCCGTATCAGCTATCGCTGCCCGGCAACCAACTCTCTCAACGCTATGCGGCGCGACCACCACTGCACGCCGCAGGCACTGGCTACCTGAAAGGACACCGCCATGAGCCGAATCGCCATGAGCTGCACTGACCGCGCAAAGCGGGAGGTGCTATCACTTGAACTCGCGCTGTATCACGCTGTGCGGGAGTATCCAGGCGGTGCCGCCGCCATTGCCGCTACCACCGGCCGCAATCCCACCACGTTGCAGCACAAGCTTTCACCCACCCATCCCTCTCATGCCGTAAACATTCAAGAGTTCGGGGAGATCCTCGAACTCACGCGTGATCCTCGCATTCTTGATTCAGTTCATGCCCTGGTGGGTGACACCATCTGGCAAAGGCTTTCTGACGCCTACACCGGTGATGTACCTGAGACTCTGACGATGGGCTTGGCTCAGTTTTTCCGTCAGGTCGCCACACTGGCCGAAACATGGGCCCATAGCATCGGCGATGGCAAGGTTTGCGACCGCGAACTTGCTGAAATGCAGGAGCAGGTGTTCCGTGGCATTCAAGGTTTGCTAGGCATGTACCGCCGCGCTGAATACGTCCACCAGACAACGCGGGGTGTGACTCATGGCTGATATCGCTGATCTTGCAAACGACCGTGCCCAATGGCACCTCGATCTCGCGCTAGCAGCCAGAGCGCCGGTCCCTGTCCGCGAGTCGCTCAGTGAGTGCCTCGACTGTGACGATGCTATCCCCGAGCCGCGGCGGCTCGCCGTGAAAGGTTGCGTTCGCTGTGCCGAGTGCCAATGTTTCTTCGAGAAGTCAGGGGCTCGACATGCTGGATAAGGTTCTCGATCAGTTGCATGAGTATGGACTGCAGCCCCATCAGCCCCTGGTTTTCGGCAAACTGACACGTTGTCGGACTGAGCAGGACAAGGGCAAGGAAAAGAATGGCTGGTATGTACTGCACGAGCATCTGACCGAAAAGGGGCAGACGCTCGTTTTTGGTAGCTTCGGTGACTGGCGCCTTGGCGAGACGCAGAAGATCAAAACCGACGGCAAGGGACTGACTGCTGAAGAGCGCGAGGTCATGCGCGCCCGCCAGGCCGATGCCAAGCGCCGAGCGGCAGAGATCGCAGCGAACGCAGCGCGTCGAGCGTCCAGCCGCGCCAGCGGGATGTTCAAGCGCATGCCAGACAAAGGGCGCAGTTTGTACTTGGATCGTAAGCAGGTAGTCGGTTTCGGCGTCCGATATGCCCCGAAGTCTGGTGCCGTGCTGATTCCGATGCAGAACGCACAGGATGCCGTCGTCGGCTTGCAGGTGATTTTTCCAGCCGTGCAGGAAGACACTGGCAGGGACAAATCCTACTGGCCACATGGCATGGCGAAGGATGGTGCATTCCACATGATAGGGGGGCATCCCGAGCCTGGAGAGCCCGTGCTGGTATGTGAGGGCTACGCGACTGGCGCAAGCCTGCACATGGCGACCTCTCAAGCGGTCGCGGTTGCCTTCGACGCCGGCAACCTTATGACCGTCTCCAAGCACATGCGCGAGAGGTTCCCTGGTCGGCCAATCATCATCTGCAGAGACGACGACTGGAAAACTACAAGGCCGACCGGCGAGCCCTGGAACCCAGGTGAAGAGAAGGCCAATAACGCAGCGGTGGTGGTGGGCGGTCAGGTGGTCGCCCCGATCTTCTCGGTCGAGCGTGAAGCGAAGTGGACTGACTTCAACGACCTGCATTGCGCCGAGGGGCTGGAAGCTGTCCGCCGGCAAGTAATGGCGGTCATCAAGCCACCGGCAACTGGCGGCTGGAAGGACATGCTGGCCCGGACTGAAAATGGCGCTCTCATCGCACACATGCAGAACGTCGAACTCATTCTCAGTAATGACGAACGCTGGACCGGCGTGATCGGCTACAGCGCTTTCAGCTCTAAGATCGTCAAGTTACGCGCGGCTCCTTACGGAGGTGAGCCAGGCGAGTGGAGCGATATCGATGATACACGCGTGATGAAGTGGTTGGCCCAGCAGTACAACCTTCGTGTCAAAGCGTCGAACGTGGTCGAGGCTGTCAGCGTCGTTGCCCATGACAACGCCTTCCATCCAGTCCGCGAGTACCTGGCAAAGCTCGAATGGGACCGCACGCCTAGGCTTGAGATATGGCTGCACAAGGTGCTGGGTGTCACCAAGAATGACTACAGCGCCAAGGTGGGCAAGCGCTGGATGATCTCTGCCGTGGCGCGCGTGATGAAGCCCGGATGCAAGGCTGACAACGTGCTGATCCTTGAAGGCGCCCAAGGGGCGGGCAAGTCCACGGCCATGAGCGTGCTGGGCGGCCAGTGGTTCATGGACACGCCGTTCACCTTGGGTGACAAGGACGCATTCCAGGCGATCAGGGGCAAATGGATTGTTGAGCTAGGCGAGCTGGACAGCTTCAACAAGGCGGAAAGTACCAAAGCCAAGCAGTTTTTCTCTGCGTCCGTCGACACATATCGCGAGAGCTATGGGCGGAGGACAAGCGACGTGCCACGCCAGTGTGTTTTCGTGGGTACCACCAACCAGGACGAGTATCTCAAGGACGCAACGGGCAACCGTCGTTATTGGCCGGTGGCTTGTACTCGAGTGGATCTGGAGGCTTTGCGCAGAGTCCGTGACCAGCTATGGGCCGAGGCAGTGTTCTGTTACTTGGCCGGGGATATCTGGTGGGTCGCACGCGAGGAGGAAGACCTCTTCACGCGCGAGCAGGAAGAGCGGTTCGTGGTCGACGAGTGGGAGGGGCCGATTCTTGATTGGCTGGAGTCCTCACAGATCGGTGAGACAGTCACTGGAAGCGAACTGTTAAAGGATGCGCTCAGTTTGGACTTTGGGCACTGGGGCAAGCCTGAACAGATGCGGGTCGGTGCAATCATGCACAGACTTGGCTGGCGCAGGCGGCGTATGCCAGCATTGCAAAAAAGTGGTGTCAGGCCCTGGGCATATCAGAAGCCATCGGGATGGGGCACGCCCAGTCCGCTGGAGCAGTCTATCCCTGCCAGGGAGGAATGCTTTTGATCAAGCATATCGATGAAATGCTGAAGCTTTGGGCGCAGGAGCTGCACAGCCCTGAGCCAGTCGGTAGCGGCAGTGGCGGTGGGTGCATGCTCGGGCTTTTGATGGACTGTCGGGGAGACCTGATTCGAGGGACGAGAGGCAGTCGGGTACTGCTGGACGAGTCAGCAGACATTGAGCTCATCGTGAACAAACACCTCGAACCTCAGCTGTACGTCATTATCAGGGAGCACTATTGCAACCATGAAAGTCTGCTCGCGCAGAAGATGGCTTATTGCGGGTGCAGTCGAAAAACGTACTATGACCGACTTCATCAGGCGCATGTTTCAATTGCCGGGCTATTGAAGGGGAAGAGGGCCGCATGATCCGTACAAAGTTGTCCCACTGTCCCGGCGCTGTCCTGCTGCAAATTGCTAAGGCGAGTCAAGCCGAGACCCCGCGCCATGGGCCTTGTCCCGCTGTCCCACCTGTCAGCCTTGGGCGCACATGTGGGGCGCAAGCAGTGCAGTACGCGCGTATTACGCGCAGCGTGTAATCAATCCTTCTTTATACGGGGAGATTGGGTTTAAAAAGTAGGACAGTGGGACAGCCCTTGATTTCAGAGGCCTGCAAGTGTCCCGCCATCTGTATTCCCCATGGGACCAATGGGACGCAGGGTCAGCAACAGATAGCCGGGCAGGTGCATTGCTCTGACATTCGCCAGACATTCCCCGGGCGTTGATCCCTTATTGGCCGGTGGCATTAAAACTCGCTTGCTGCCAGTAAACTCGACCTGTAAAAAGTACCCATCTTCGAGACGTGCGGGCGCACAAAGCAGCCCGCCACACACAGCAAACCCGGCCATCGCGCCGGGTTTTTTGCATTTGGGGGCGGGATGACGAACGAACAACAAGCGCTGGCTGAGATGCCGATCTGGATGGTGATCATCCTGTCCCTGGTCGGCGGAGTGTCCGGCGAGATGTGGCGAGCAGATCGAGCAGGGGCGAGCGGGTGGAACCTGGTCCGCCGGATCGTGCTGCGCTCCGGCGCCTGCGTGGTCTGCGGGGTTGCAACCATCATGCTGCTTTACTCCATGGGCGCTTCGATTTGGGCGGCTGCGGCGTTCGGTTGCCTGACGGCCACGGCCGGCGCCGACGTTGCCATCGGCCTTTACGAACGCTGGGCCGCCAAGCGGCTGGGCGTCTGCGAGGCGCCGCCCCCGCCGGGCGGGCCAGCCCAGTGAGCCGGCTAGGTTTCTGCCGGGGGCCGGGGACCCTGGGGGGTTGGACGGGGTACGGGACGGGAAACCCGCGTTGCTTTGCCGGCGGGAGGATTGCCAGCTTACTGAAATCCAGTCTGCTGAACTTCATTGGCTCGTTACGACGTCAGCCAGGTAGTCCAAAGTGTGCGGTCACAAGGCGGGAGCCAACCGAAAGTACCTCGCCTGCCAAGCCACCCAAGACGCTCTTTGTACCGCTTTTGGTGGCATTAACGAGTTGGTCGCCCAATGAAAGTCCTGCAGATAGGCTTGAGGGTACAGCCTTCAGAGCTTCCAGACCCATTGCGGTCAACACTGCACTTATGAAGCCGCTGCCGTGCGATTGATCTCCGAAGGTGAGGTAGCCCGCTTCGGCTAGCCATTCGATACAGGCTATGAAGAACTCGCCCCGCTCGTTAGGGGTGTCCGCTGCCATGTGTTCATCGAAAGTGAACCCGCCCTCAACAAACTGTTTGATCAATAGATGGCGTGGGACCGGAAAGCTTTCGTACAGCGCGCCGAGCACCTGGCCGGTGATTTCATCAAATTGTTGGATGTTGGAGATGGTCATGTCCTTGACTCCTGAGCAAGAGAAAAAAAGCCCCCAAACCAGGGAGCAGGTAATGCGTTACATCGATATGCAGGTGCATCGAGCTTGCGACCTTATGCGTGCGCGACATTACTGGCAGAAGACGCTGGAGGAAACCCCTAAAGAAGTCCTTGTAGAAGCTTTGAGTCTGGCGCTGGCCACGGGACGTTACCAAGAAAAGCCGCGTAAGCGGTGTTGCCAGTGCGGTTGATACCCCGTGGCCGCAGCCGGTCAGGGAGCCGAGAGATATAGCCGAGGTACGGGGCTGGGAATCCGCATGGGCGAATCATCCGGTAGGGGCGGTGCCCCTGATTTTGGGTCCTCCCCCGGCCCCGGCCCCTACACGGGTGCGCAGACTCGCGGTTTCTCTGCAGCTGAGATCCTGGCAGGGATGTCCGTCTTTTCAAGGACTTAGCGATGGGCAAGACAGTTACCAAACTCGAATTGAGCGAGATCGTCGGCCGTGACGAACGCACCCTCAGCCGCTGGCAAAAAGACGGCATGCCGGTGATCGAGTTTGGCGTAGGACGCGGCAACGAAAACCAGTACGACACGCAGCTGGTGATCGACTGGCTGATGCGCCAAGCCGCCCTCAACGGCAAGAAGGAATCCACCCGCGACCGCCTTGACCGAATCCGAGGCGACCGCGAAGAGCTGGCGCTGGCCAAAGACCTGGGCGAGGTCGTAATCGAAGCCGATCTAGTGCAACGCTTCGAGGCGGTAATCACCGCCGCCAAAATCGAGCTGCTCAACACGTTGCCCGACGAACTGGCCGAGACGTTGTCCGCGCAGTACGGCGTGCAGATCGACGACCAGCTGATTCGCCAACCCATCGAATCGATACTTAGGAGACTGTCCGCGTATGACGAGGACGACGATCTCGCTGGGGATTCTGACGAGCCGGACGATGCGGAGGGCTCTGAAGAAGACGGCGAGTAAGGCAATGGGGCGGGTGTGCCGCAAGTGGGCACCGCCGCCGCGCATGACCATCATCGAGTGGGCCGATAAATACCGCTGGCTGGCTCCCGAAGAATCCGCCACTCCCGGCAAATACCGTTTCGACAAAACGCCGCACCTGATCTGGCCTGGTGGCCCACTGGAGGCGCTGGACGACCCGAATGTCGGTGAGATCGTTGGCCGCAAGTCGGCCCAGGTGGCCTGGACATCCGGCGTGCTGGGCAACGCACTGGGCAAGTGGATCGACCTCGACCCCTCACCGATCCTGATCCTGTTCCCCAAGGCCGAGGCCGCCAAGCAATACGTGGCGGAAAAGCTGGAGCCAATGATCGAGGCGACCAGACGGCTGGGCAAGAAGGTCGACCTGCGCAGCCGCAAGCTGCAGCAACGCCAGGACTTCAAGCGCTTTCCCGGCGGCTTCCTGAAAATGGTCGGCTCCAACAGCCCGGCCAGTGTGAAGTCCACGCCGGTACCGCGCGTGGCCATCGAAGAGCCCGACGACTGCAACCTCAACCTGCGCGGACAGGGCGACAGCATCAAGCTGGCCAAGGAGCGTCTGAAAACCTTCCGGCGCTCGAAGATCATCATCGGAGGGACGCCGACCATCAAAGGGCTGTCAGCCATCGACGCAGAGCTCGAACTGTCGGACAAGCGCGTGGGCCTGGTGCCGTGCCATGGCTGCGGTCAATCGCACGCCTTGAGCTTCGACCATCTGCACTGCGACGAAGACCTGCACTATAACCATGAGGTTTACCGCAAGCGTCGCCCGGAGACGGCCTATTACGCTTGCCCGCACTGTGGCGAGATATGGGACGACCACCAGAAAAACGCCAACCTCCGGCACGGCCGCTGGGAGGCCACCGCCGAGTTTCGCGGGATCGCCGGCTACATCCTCAACGAGCTGTATGCCACGTTCCACGGCTCGCGGTTCGAAGTGCTGATGGAGAAGAAGCTGCAGGCCGAGCATGCCGCTTCGATGGGCAACATCGGGCCGATGATCGCCTTCACCAACAGTTCGATGGGCGAAAGCTACGAGTACAAGAGCAACGCACCCAAGACCGACGAGCTGGAGAAGCGCGCCGAACCCTACGCCGAGCTGACGGCGCCGAAAGGCGTCTTGCTGGTTACGGTAGGGGTGGACGTACAGGGCGACCGCCTGGCGCTGGTGATCATCGGCTGGGGCAGGGGAGAAGAGTCGTGGCGGTTGTACTGGGGCGAGCTGCCCGGCAACCCCATCGATCCGAACGACGCCGTGTGGGACGAGCTGGATCGCATCATCGCCACGCCCATCCCGACCGAGGGCGGCGCACAGATCGCGGTATCGGCCGTCAGCATCGACAGCTCGGACGGCAATACCAGCGATGCGGTGTACACCTACGTGCGCGACCGCCAGCGCTTCAACATCATGGCGATCAAGGGCGCGTCGATCGACAGCCGCGACCGGGAGATCTTCACCAAACCGGCGCAGTCGACCGATACCAGCCAGGACAACACCAAAGCGGCCAAGTACGGCCTGCGCGTGTTCATCGTCGGTACGCACAAGGCTAAGACGCTGATCGATGGCCGCATGCGGCTCAAGGGCAGCGGGCCTGGGCGCATGCACTGGTACAGCGAGATCCGCGCGGACTACTACGAGCAACTGACCAACGAAGTGCTGGCCCCGCATCCGCGCATCCCCAGCCGCATGGTCTGGCAGAAGAAGGCCGGCCGGCGCAACGAGGCGCTCGACTGTGAGGTGTACGCGCTGCACGCCGCGCGTAGCCTGAAAACACACCTGCTGCGCGACCACGAATGGGACCAGCTGGAGCAGCAACAGCTGCAGCCTACCCTTTTCAATACCGAACAGGCGGTGGCGCCGGTTCCACGTCGCGCGGTCGCTCGCGGTCGTGGCACGCGGAGCCGCGTCGGCTAATCGAGGTTCACCATGACAGAAGCAGAACAACGCCTGGCGGAAGTCAGGGCGGCGATCTCGGCCGTTCTGAAGAACGGTCAGCGGCTACGCCGTGCCGACCGGGAGATCCAGTTGGCCGAACTCAATAGCCTGCGGCTGCTGGAAAAGCAGTACGCCGATCAGGTCGCGCTGGAGCAGGCCGGGCGTGCGCGCCGTGGGCGCAACCGCATCTCGTATGTGGGGCTTTGAGCATGTGGCCATTTCGTAAACGAGAATCCGCAGCCGAGCAACTGATGGGAGAGGCGATCCGGGTGGCCAGGGCTTCGGCCGAAGGCCAGCAGATCGTCGCCCAAGGCGGCGGTGGCGGTGTAGAAACTCGCTGGCGTGGTGCCTCGCGGGTGCTGCGCAGCGTGGCCAGTTGGATACCTGGCCTGGGCAGCCCACGGCGCGACTTCAACCAAAGCGAGCGGCGCATGCTGGTCGCGCGGTCACGCGATGCGATGCGCAATCACCTGGTGGCTCGCGCTGCGATCACCCGGCTGCGTACCAACGTGGTGGGCACCGGCCTAGTCTGCCGTGCTCAGGTCGACCATGAGGCATTGGGCATCACCGAGGAACGGGCCGAACAGCTCAACGGCCAACTCGACCGGCTCTGGTCGCTGTATGCCGACGACCCGCGCGAGTGCGATGCCGAAGCCACGCTCAACCATTACCAACTGCAGGCGCTGGTGCTGGTGTCCTCGATGGTGGCTGGCGATGTGTTCGTGGCCAGCCCCGATCAAGAACGCGCTGGCTGCCTGTTCAGCACGCGCTTGCAACTGATCGAGTCGGATCGGGTGGGCAACCCCAACAGCGGAATGGACCGGCCGGATCTAGTCGAAGGGGTCGAGTTCGACGGCCTGGGCGCGCCAGTGGCCTACCACGTCTGCACCGGCTATGCCGGTGAGCATCTGGCAGGTAATCCCCTGCGCTGGGAGCGTCTGCAAGTGTTCGGTGAAGCGACAGGCCGGCGGCGAGTGCTGCACGTCATGTCGGACAAAGAGCGGCCCGGCCAGAAGCGCGGCGCACCCTACCTGTCGCCTGTGCTGGAGCCGTTGCAGAAGCTGGAGCGCTACAGCAGCGCCGAGCTGATGGCCGCTGTGATTTCGGCGATGTTTACCGTATTCATCAAGAAGGGTGACAACTTCCAGTCGGGCAACCTGCCGATGTCGGCGCTGGCAGAAGAACAGCCCGGCGGCGACGACACGTCGGACGGCGAGCTGGCACTGGGCGAGGGTGCCATCGTGGATCTCGGCGTGGGCGAAGAGCCGATGGTGGCCAACCCCAGCCGGCCGAATGCGCAGTTCGATCCATTCTTCACCGCCGTTGTGAAGGAGATCGGCGCAGCGCTGGAGCTGCCGATGGAGGAGCTGCTGTTGCACTACAGCAGCAGCTACAGCGCCGCGCGTGCCGCCATGCTGCAAGCGTGGCGTTTCTACAGCCTGCGCCGTTGGTGGCTGGCGTGCGACTTCTGCCAGCCGAGCCGCGAGCTGATCATCGACGAAGCTGTGGCCCGTGGCCTGATCAACTTGCCCGGCTATAGCGACACCGCTAAGCGCAAAGCCTATTGCCAGGCCATCTGGATCGGCCCGGCACGCGGTGCCATCGATGAACTCAAGGAAGCCAACGCAGCCGGCAAGCGCATCGAGATCGGCGTTAGCAACGAGACGCTGGAGACGGCTGCCATGACCGGTGAGCCTTGGCAGCAGGTGATCCGGCAACGCACCCGCGAAGTCGGCTACCGGCGCGAGCACAACATCCAGGCCTTGCCCAAAGGCGGACTGGAAGACCCGCCAGAACCCGAACCCAAAGAGAACTGATCATGCCAAGAGCACTGGAGCTGGCTGCCTCGCAGCCCTGGCTGATGCTGCCTGACGCCCTGGATAACCTGCTGACCATCTCGGATCGCATGGGTGACCCGCTGGCGCTGGCCACCAAGCGCGGCGAGCAACTGGAAGAGACCCGCCGCGTCACGCTGCGGGGCAACGTCGCCCTGGTGCCCGTCATCGGCCCCATCTTCCGCTACGCCAACCTGTTCACCGAGATCAGCGGCGCAACCAGCACCCAGGTGCTGGGCAGCGATATCCAGCGTGCGCTGGACGACCCTAAGGTCAAGTCCATCGTGCTCAACATCGACAGCCCAGGCGGTGTTGCATCGGGCATCAACGAGCTGGCCGAGCTGATCTATCAGGGTCGGTCGCGCAAACGCATCGTCGCCTACATCGGCGGCATCGGCGCGAGCGCGGCCTACTGGATCGCCTCGGCGGCCCACGAAATCGTCATCGACGAAGCGAGTCTCGCCGGCAGCATCGGCGTGGTCGTGGAGGCTGTCGTCGACGACGAGAAAGCCAGTGGCCGCACTCGGTACCAGATCGTCAGCCGCAACGCGCCCAACAAGCGGCCGGATCTCGGCACCGAAGAGGGCCGCGCCAAGCTCGGCGAAACCATCGATGCCTTGGGCGATGTCTTCGTTGGCAAAGTGGCCCGCAACCTCGATGTGGCGGCGGAGCAAGTTCCCGAAATGGGCGACCACGGCGGTATCCGCGTCGGCGCCGATGCCGTCAAGCACGGCCTGGCCCACCGGGTGGGCTCGCTGGAATCGCTGATCACCGAACTGGCCAGACCGGCCTTCAACTCAACAAGGACCAACACCATGACCACTGTTAAGACTACGGCAGATCTGCGCACGGCGCTCGCAGCAGGCACCGATCCAACCACCATTGAAATCGCCCAGGCGGAGCAGCCAGACCTCTCGGCAATCCGTACCGAGGCCACAACCGCCGAGCGTGAGCGCATCAAGGGCATCAACGCGTTGGCCAGCAAAGGCTTCGAAAAGGAAGTCGAGGCGGCTATCGAAGACGGCAGCAGCGTCGAGGCCACCGCCATGGTGATGTTCAAAGCGGCTCAGGATCGCGGCATTTCCCTCTCCGGCATCAAGGCCGATGCCCAGGGCGTGAGCAGCACCACCCCACCCGCCGGCGGCAAGGAAGGCGAGCGCAAAGCCGCCGTCAGCGCAATCGTTGCAGGCGCCTCGCGCCGTTGATAGGAACCCGACATGTCCAACCCTGAACGCAAGACCTTTATACCAAGCCAGCTTTCGGCAGGGGATTTCCCCATCGTCATCGACTCCGGCGTGGTCGCGGCCGGGCAGGTGCTCAAGCGCGGCGCCGTCCTAGGACAGGTCACCGACAGCCGTGAATACGTGCTGTGCAAGACCGCCGCGTCAGACGGCTCGAAAACCCCGACCGCCATCCTCGATCAGGACGTCGACACCACCGATGGCGCCAAGGCCGCGCCGATCCGGCTCACCGGCCAGGTGCTCGGCAACCGGCTCACGCTTGGCGAGGGCCTGACGCTGGCCGCCGCCAAGGCTGCGCTGCGACCTCTCTGCCTCTTCATTCGTTAACGGAGCCCCCATGACCGATATTTTCGACACCCTGACCATGCTGGAAGCTGTCGAGCAGATGAGCCCGCCGCGCCGCTTCCTGCTCAATACCTTCTTCAATGGCGGCATGCCTGAGACGTTTGGCACCGAGGCGGTGACCATCGACATCATCAAAGGCCAGCGCAAGATGGCGCCGTTCGTCCATCCGACGCTGCCCGGTAGCGTCTCGCAGCGCACGGGCTTCACGTCCTCGACCTACAAGCCGCCTTACATCCAGCCCAAGCGTTCCACACGCGCCGAGCTGATTCTGAAACGCTCGGCCGGTGACAACCCGTTTTCCACGCGTACCGCGCTCGAACGTGCGGGTGAGCGGCTTGGCCGCGACCTGCTGGAGCTGGATGAAGAGATCATCCGCCGCGAAGAGTGGATGTGTGCCCAGGCGTTGACCACCGGCAAGATCCGCGTGGTGGGCGATGGCGTGGATGACACCATCGACTTTCTGATGGAGGAGACCCACAAGGTCACGTTGGCCAACGGTCGCTGGGACACCGACGCATCGGACCCTATCGGCAACCTGCGTCAGTGGCGGCGTCTGATTGCCAAGGATTCGGGGCGCTCGGCCAACGTCGCCGTGCTAAGCAGCGGCGCGCAGGATGCCTTCCAGAGCAACAACAAAGTGCTGGAGCAACTCAACAGCCGCCGCGTCGACATGGGACTGATCAAACCCGAGGAGCTGCCTGATGGCGTGACTTACATCGGCTACTTGAACGATCCCGGTGTGGACCTCTACGCCTATGACGAGTGGTACGCGGACGATGATGGCAAGGATCAGCCAGTGATTCCCGAAGGCGGTTTGATCCTCGGTTCCACCTCGACCCGCAACGCGATGCTGTACGCGGCCATTCAGGACATGGAAGCCATCGAGAGCGGCCTGGTCGAAGCAGCCCGCTTCCCGAAGAGCTGGGTAACCCAAGAGCCAAGCATGCGCTGGTTGAAGCTGCAGTCGGCGCCGTTGGCGGGTCTGCTCGAGCCGAACGCTTTCCTCTTCGCGAAGGTGGTGTGACATGGCTGGCAAAGTCGAATACGTCGTGGTCGATGGCTGCATTCAGGACGGCAAGCAGATCATCAAGAAGGGTGAGGTCTACACGCCATCGAGCAAAGAGCTGACCCAGTTGCTGCTTCAGGAAGGCAAGATCGCCGGCCGTGGCCAGCTGCCCGTAGCGGCGGCCGGCGATGACGACGAGACCTGACCATGGCCTTCCGCGAGAACGTGGCGTCCATGGACTCCGCGCTTCTGGACGTGCTGGGCGATGAAGCCGAGATCGACGGATTAGCCGAGCCGGTGCCTGGATTTTTCTCGGCACCTTGGCTGCAACCCAAGCTCGGCCAGATCAACACCGGCCTGCGCGAACCTACGTTTGCCGTGCGGATCATGCATGCGAACGGCATCAAGGAAGGCATGCACCTGGTGATCAAGCTTGCGCCGGAGGATGGCGGCGGACGGTATGTCATCGCTGCTCGCAAGCCTGACGGCACCGGTTGGATCAACCTGACCCTACGGGAGGTTCGATGAGCGTAGGTTCTTTCTACAAGACCTCGGCCGACGCCGGCCTGCTGACGCTGCAGCTCGATCCGAAGAGCCTCAGTGGCTATGAAGAGTTTGCCAAGCAGGTACCCAAGGCCATCGCGGCCGCTCAGCGCCGAGCCATCAACAAGACCCTGCGCTGGCTGCGCACGCACATCGCGCGCGATGTGGGCAGCCAAGAGCGCATTGCGGTCACAGCTGTGCGGCAGCGGCTCAAGGCATACCTGTCGGGCAACAACGGCCAAGGAAAGCTCTGGTTCGGCATCCGTCCGCTCGAAGCCAGTCGAGCTGGCCGCGCGCGGCAGAGCCGTACCGGCGTATCGGTGGCCGGCCGGCGCTATCAGGGCGCGTTCTTCAAGACCGTTTATGGCGGTCGCCCCGATATCTGGATACGCACGGCCAGCAATCACTTCGACGCCAGCCAGTTCCCCGACGTCGAGGCCGCGCGCGGTGGCCATCGCTCCGGCTGGGTCGCGGAAAACGGTAACCGTTTCCCGCTGGCCAAAGCCAAGATCTCGCTGGACGACGTACGCCCGCACTTCGAGGCCTGGACCCGCAAAGCGCATGAGCGTCTGCAGGTGGTCATGGAGCAGGAGCTGAACTACGAACTGCTCAAATACTTGAGGAAAACGGGCAATGGATGAGGATGCGATTCCGCTGGCCGGCGTGTACGCGGCCATCGAGCGGCACATCAGCGAAGCGATTCCGGGCCTGGCGTATGTCGGGACGATGCCAGAGGGATTGGAGGTCGTGCCGCCGCCTGCAGTGGTGCTGGAACTGACCGGTTTTGAAGCGGCAGAGAATGACCCCGGTACCGGCGAAACGGCGGTCGAGGCTCGCTTCGAGGCGCGGGTGATCGTGCCGGTCGAGGAGGCCAACTGCCTGCACATCGCGGCCTTCGTCGCGGCGCAACTCGCGGTGCTGCTGCGGATGCAGTCGTGGGGACTGCCGTGCGGGCTCGCTGAGTTCATCCGCGCGGAGCGTGATTGGAGCCGCCCAGAGTTGGACAGCTTTGCCGTCTGGGTCGTGGAGTGGAGCCAGGTGCTGTACCTCGGCACGGAAGAATGGCCTTGGCCCCGAGAGCCCGGCCCGCTAGTTGTTGCCTTCGATCCCGACACTGGGCCAGGCAACGAACACCACTACGTCGCGCCGGAGGACTTGGGTTGACGTACGCAACCGCACAGCACGACCGCATGTTGTCGTGCCTGGTGATCCCCTGCCGAGTGGTGGCCGTCGACCTGGCGGCCGCCATGGTGCGCGTTTCCGATGGCAGCAGTTGGACCAGCGCCTGGGTGCGCTGGCATGCGCTGGCCGCTGGCAAGGCCCGTCACTGGCGCGCGCCGAGCCTGGGTGAGCAGGGCGCACTTATCAGCCCCAGCGGGGAACCTGCCCAAGGCACGTTCGTTCCGGGGCTCTACGGCAATGCCGGCGCGCAGCCGGACAACCGGGACCATGTCGAGGCGTGGCGCTTCGACGATGGGGGCTCGCTGGTCTACGACTGGAAGGCCACGAGCTACACCATCATGCTTCCCAGCGGCACCGCCACGGTGAAGGTAGGAGGCACCGAAGTGGTGGTAACCGACAACGCTATCACCGCTAAGTCGGGCACCATCACCCTAACCGGTGAAGTGGAGATCAACGGAGCGTTACGCGTAACGGGCGATATCTTCGGCGGCGCCAGGATCATCGACACCGCCGGCAATACGCCAAACCACAAACACTGACAGCCCGCATTCGCGGGCTTTTTCTTGCCCGGAGTTTTCCATGGCGACGAAGAAAGATACCGCCGCGCCGAGTGCGCCGGCGGAGCTGATCTATTGCGACAAAGCCTATGCGCAGCGCTCGCTGTTCATGCCCAGCGGCCGCGAGCTGGTAGTGCTGCGTGGCCGGCTGGTAGTGCCGGCCGGCGACGAAGAAGCGCGCCAGTATCTCGACGCGCGCAGCGACTTCGAGGCCCTGGGCCGGGAGAGGTGACCCATGATCGGGATGGACCGCCGAACGGGTAAGCCGCTGTCGGGCCTGGCCCATCTGCGGCAGTCCATTGAGGACATTCTGACCACGCCGCTCGGCTCGCGGCGCATGCGGCCGGAGTACGGCAGCACCCTACGGCGCTACGTCGACCTGCCGGTCAACGAGGGCTGGAAAAGTGCGGTGCAGGCCGAGGTGGCCCGCGCCCTGGGGCGGTGGGAACCGCGTCTGCAAATGGAGCGGGTCAAGGTGGTGTCGGTGGTCGACGGGAAAATCACTTTCCAGCTGTCCGGCAAGTACCTGGGCGATGACGTGGTACTGGAGGCAAGCGCATGACCATTGACCTAACCGCGCTGCCGGCACCGGCGGTGCTGGAAACGTTGGACTTCGAAGAGACGTATCAAGCGGAGCTGGCCACCTTCCAGCAGCTGATGGAGCAGGACGGGCAGGAGTGGTCGGCGCCGCTGGAAAGCGACCCGGTCACCAAGCTGATCGAGCTGGGCAGCTACCGGCGCTTGCTCAACCGGGCGCGTGTCAACGATGCCGGCAAGGCGCTGCTGCTGGCCTATGCCAAAGGCACCGACCTTGACCAGCTGGCTGCCAACGTCAGCCTGCAGCGCCTGGTCGTTCAGGCCGAGGATTTGACCGCGGTGCCACCGGTGCCGGCGGTGATGGAAGAAGACGACGCGTTGCGCGAGCGGGTGCAGCTGGTCTATGAGGGCCTGACCACGGCCGGGCCGCGTAACAGTTACATCCTGCACGCGCGTAACGCCTCGGGCCTGGTGGCCGATGCCACGGCCGAAAGCCCATCGCCGGCGGTGGTGATGATTACAGTCCTGTCGCTGGAGGGAACTGGGGCTGCGCCGGCGGCCCTGCTCGATACCGTCGCGGCCCAGTTGAACGACGATGACGTACGGCCGGTAGCGGATCGGCTCACTGTGCAGAGCGCGCAGATTCTGCCGTACAAGGTCAGCGCCAAGGTCTACATGGTCAGTAACGGCCCCGAAAACGAGGCGATCTTGGCCACCTGCCGCACGCGCTTGCAGGCCTGGGTCAACCCCCGGCGCCGGCTGGGTGTCGAGGTGGCCAGGTCCGGGGTCGATGCCCAGTTGCATATCGACGGGGTTTCACGGGTGGAGCTGACCGGGTGGACGGATATCAAGCCGACCAAGGCGCAGGCGGCCTGGTGCACTGATATCAGCGTAGTGCGGGGGACGTGATGAGCAGCCTACTCCCCAACAACCGCACGCTGCTGGAGCGCGCTGTGGAGGGTGCCGAGGCTGAGACGACCACTATCACGCTGCGCACCCTCTACAACCCCGACACCTGCCCGGCGCACCTGCTGTATCAGCTGGCCTGGGCCTGGTCGGTCGACCGCTGGGACGACAATTGGTCCGAGGCGGTCAAGCGCTCGGTGATCAAGTCGTCGTTCTACATCCACAAGCACAAGGGAACCATCGGCGCGCTGCGCCGCGTGGTCGAGCCGTTTGGCTACCTGATCGAGGTGGTCGAGTGGTGGAACATGGCCCCCATGGGTGTGCCTGGCACCTTCGCGCTCAAGGTGGGGGTGTCGGACTCGGGTATCAGCGATGACACCTACCGCGAGCTGACGGCACTGCTCGATGACGCCCGGCCTGTGAGCCGGCACATGGTCGGCCTGGAAATCAGCCTGGAAGCCAAAGGCCGCTGCTACATCGGCGCGAGCCTGAGCGAGGGCGACATTCTGAGCGTGTACCCGCCGATCCAGCGCACCATTGAAGTCGTTGGCGTGATCGGACGCGGTGGGCGTGAAACCACAATCGACACATTGGAAATTGGACATGGTTGATAAGAACACCCAGTTCTACGCGATCCTGACGAACATCGGCGCGGCCAAGCAGGCCAACGCCGACGCCTTGGGCATCGCGTGGAAAATCACGCAGATGGGCGTAGGGGATGCCAACGGCGCCGACCCCACCCCGAACGCGACGCAAAAGGCGCTGATCAACGAGTGGCGCCGGGCGCCGCTCAATCAACTCAAGGTCGACGACAACGATCCGTCGATCATCGTTGCCGAACAGGTAATCCCAGCCGATATCGGCGGTATGTGGATTCGTGAAATCGGCCTGTACGACGAAGCCGGCGATCTGGTGGCCGTGGCCAACTGTGCACCGACCTACAAGCCTGTGCTGTCGCAGGGCTCGGGCCGTACTCAGGTGCTGCGCATGAGCTTGGTGGTCAGCAGCGCAGCGAACGTACAGCTCAAGATTGATCCCAGCGTCGTGCTGGCTACCCGCGAATGGGTGGCCGAAGAACTGGCCCGCCAGGACTTCAAGCATTCGGTACTCGCGGCCACCACGGGAAACGTCACCCTTAGCGGTCTGCAAACGGTGGACGGCATCGCGCTGCCTGCAGGCGCTCGGGTGCTGGTCAAGGATCAGAGCGCAGCCAAAGACAACGGCCTGTACCTGGCCGCGACCGGTGCCTGGCCGCGTTGCGCAGATGCGAACACCAGCGTGAAGGTCACGCCCAATCTGCTGGTCTTGGTCGAGCGCGGCACGGTCAACGGCGACAGCGCTTGGCAGCTGGTCACTGACGGTACGATCAGCGTGGGCGTTACCGCTTTGGCCTTCGAAATGGTCTTCGGTCGCACCGGGGTGGCGCCTGGCACCTATCGCAGCGTGCAGGTGGACAAGTACGGCCGTGTGGTTGCAGGGACGAATCCGACCACCGCCGCTGGCTACGGCCTGACGGATGTCTACACCAAGACCCAGGTCGACGACGCGTTAAGCAAGAAAGCCAATTTGTCCTCGCCCAAGTTTACGGACGTGCCGGAGGCGCCGACCGCTGAGGTGGGAACCAGCTCCAACCAGCTTGCCACCATGAAGGCTCTGATGCAGGGGCTGAGTGCGTATGGATTGGCGGACAAGTCCAGCCGTCCGGCCGACCTCGATGCGCTGCGCGGCACGCGCTTTTTCGGGTTCACGCACTGGACCATTGGTGCGCCGGTCGAATCAGGGGCTTACGATGCGGTCGGCCTGCAGATCGAGTCTTATGGGCAGCGCACGCAGTTTGCGGTTTCGGGCGGCGCCAAGTTGCAGATCCGCACTGACGACAGCGAGGACTACACCGGCTTTTCCGCCTGGGGCGAGTTGGCGACCGTGGACGCGCTAAGCGCGTTGTCGAACGCAATGGACATCCAGCTGAGTCAGAAGGCTCCGCTGGCCTCGCCCAAGCTCACCGGCAAGCCCGAGGCGCCTACGGCAGGCAAGGGGACCAACAGCGATCAGCTGGCCACCACCGCGTTTGTGCAGGCGGCTATTGCCGCGCTGGTTGACTCCGCACCGGGTGCGCTGGATTCGTTGCGCGAGTTGGCAGCGGCATTGGGCAATGACCCGAACTTTGCCAGCACCATCCTCAACGAGCTGGCCAAGAAAGCCAATTTGGCCTCACCCAAGTTCACGGGGATACCCGAAGCGCCGACCGCAGCCGTGGGCACCAACACCGACCAAGTCGCCACCATGAAAGCCTTGCTGCAAGGTATGGCGTCTTTGGGGCTGACGTCTGGACGATCCACTTTTGTCGAAGACCTGAACGCGCTACGCGGCACCTGCTTTTTCGGCTTCGGCGAAAAGTCTGTCGGGGCGATTGAATTGGGCGGCGGATACGACGCCATTGGCTTGCAGATTGAGTCGATAGGTCAGCGCACGCAATTTGCGGTACCGGGCGGAACCAGACTGTTCGTGCGCACGGACGACAGTAACGATGCCAGCGGCTTTGAAGGTTGGGTCGAGCTGGCGACAGTCAATGCGCTGGCCGCCTTGGAAGCGCTGGTAGCCCTGAAAGCGCCCCTGGCCTCGCCCAAGCTCACAGGCTTGCCCGAGGCGCCTACGGCGGGAAAGGGGGCCAATACCAGCCAGGTGGCGAATACGGCCTTTGTTCAGACGGCGGTCGGTGCTGTGGTCGACTCGGCGCCAAGCGCCTTGGACACCTTGAAGAAGATCGCCACGGCGCTGGGAAATGACGCGAACTTTGCCGACACGGTGACAAGCCTGCTGGGTCTGAAAGCACCGCTGACCTCGCCCAAGCTCACGGGCACGCCCGAGGCGCCGACAGCCAGCAAGGGCACCAATACGGCCCAGCTAGCCACCACCGCGTTCGTGCAGGCAGCGGTCGCGGCATTGATCGACTCGGCGCCGGGCGCGCTCGATTCGTTGCGCGAGCTGGCAACGGCCTTGGGCAACGACCCGAACTTCGCGACC